GCCAAGCCGTATGGCTTATGCTGGTAGGCCACTTCCGCCTCGGTCTGCAGGTAGATGTGGTTCAGCTCCTGCGAATGGCTGAGGACTGTCGCGGTCACTTGACTGTCGGTATTGCCTGCCGATAGTTCCCACTGGCTGATGTAGCCATTAAAGAGTGAGCGGCCCTCTGGGTGGCCATCAGCCACCACGATGATTTTTGCGTCCTCAGTGATGATAGTTTTGCCGTCTTCGGTTAGCCACGGCAGATATTCGCCGTATCGAACGCTGGCGCTGATATTGACATTGGTATCGATGTTCGTGCCGTCTCCAAGTCCTACTGGCGTGGTCATGCTTCCTACGATTTTATAGCCCAGCTCAGTCAGCATGTTTTCGTTTATCTCGGTCATGATCTCAGTAACTATGCTGCGTGTCGTCGCGTCGTTTTGAGCCAGTTTCATTGTCATGTGCGAATGCAGCGAGTTGACTTCCGACTGAATGGCCGGCGTGCTGGTCACAGTATTTATCTGACCGAGGTACGTTCCTTCCTTGAGATAGGCGCTGTATATGACTTCGGCCGCCTTGTTGCTTGGCTGTTTCTGGGAAAGCGTCGCCATCATCTTGATTTCGTTGGTGATATTAAATCGGTAGGCGACATCGGCTTCAAGCACAAGATGGACGCTGGCGATTTGCATCAACTGGCTTCCGCCGCCGATCGGCCGCACATCTCCGTCAAAGGCAAATGATATTTTTTTCGGTACGACATCGCTATTCAGTGTCGACAGGTCGAATCCGTCGAGTATCACTTCATCGGTTAGCCAAGTGCTGCCAGAGAATTCATCAATTATCTTGAACTTAAAGGAGAAGCCGACGTTGCCGCTCTTCAACTGCTCGGCCGTCACACCCCAGTCGGCCAGCGCGCCAGTCAACGTAAATTGTGGACTGTAAAAGTTGGCAATGTTGCCAACGTGGACGTTGCCGACTTCCTGTCCGTCGATCCGTAGCCTCGCCCGCCCGATATTTACAGTATTGCTGCCTGACAACACCAGAGACGAATGAAATTCGCCAGAATATGGCTCAATCTCGGCATTCTGCCACGTATAGAAATAGTCGCCGCCTCCGGTGATAGAACACGACCGCGGCTTTTTCGTCTGGAGTTGCGCCATCAGCTAGGCCTCCACGATAGTTAGGTTGCCTGGCTGCACCTGCAGCGTTTCAGGAGCCATGACTTCGAGTGGCCATGGTAATGCGTCAAATGCGATCATCTCGCCGCCGGTCTCTGCGGTAAATAATGCCCAATATCTGAAAACGCCACCCGGCACTTGAATCGCCACGACACTGTCGTTGGTGGCCGTGCCGTCCTTGTCGTCAATTTTCCAGGAGGACACTTTGCCTCTCTTGTAGTTCTCTTTTGGCTCGCTCTTGATGTCGCCGGTATAATTTGGGTGTTTCTCAAGCAAGCCAGCATAAACACCGCCTGTTCGCTTCTCGACTTCAATTCCGAGCAGGAACTTCACTGAGCGCTTTCGTTCGTTGTAGGTTTTTGGCATTGCTTCCTCCTGTTTAGATATATTTTGGGTTATAAATGGCTCGCAGCTGGTGATTTCGTGCGGCCAGGTTGTCTTGGTACTCAAGTATTCCCGCTCCATACTCCCAGCACGGGAATGTGCCGCTGGCCCGCAGCTGCATGCTGTTGTGGATAATGGTCTTGGCTTCACAGTCGACCGTTATCACGTCGCCGGCTTTCAGGTTCGCGTTGAATGTCAGGTATTCGCTACTGTCTGGATTTCCAAGCGTTATCTCAGTGCTGCTGCTGCTGCTGCTGCTGCTAATGATTATAGTAGGTTTTGCTCGATATGTCCCGATGTTCTCGACGGAGATGGCGCTTGCGGCCGTGCTTATGTTCGTGGCGGCGCTGAAATCAATCAAGCCGACCGACGACCTTGCTGCTGGCGATTCACATTCCATCTCAAAGCTGAAGCCGGCGCGGCTAACGTCGAATGATCCGCGGCTGATGTTTAGGTTCGTGGCCACGCCGCTCCAAATTCGGTATCCCTCTGGGAAGTTTGTTGCTAGCTCGATTTTCTGACCGAATGTCAGCGTTCGCTTCAGCCAGTCGATTAGCCAGTCGCATTCACGCTGGCTCGACGCTGAAACTTGCCCGGCGACAGAGATGGTTCGCCCTGCAAAGTGGCCGCTGTTCAGCAAGATTCGGCCGTCGTCTCGTGCCAACTCACCGCTGTCGACCGTTCGCTTGGCTATACCGAATAGGTTTGTGGATTGCACTCGGACGTTGCCGCCGTTGTTGAGGTCAAATCCGTTTAATAAAAATCTGCGTCTGTCGCCGTTCATTACGTCGGTACTCCCATCGATGCCAAGTCACCGTCGCGGTCAAGTCTCTTGAAGAACGCGTCGGCTGCCTCTGGCGTATTTATTACAATTTGTCCATTGAACTGGTTTGTCGTATTTCGGTTGCCGCCGGAGTTGCTGACGTTGGTGACACCTCCGCTGCCAGCGAGCGTCGCTCCTGACCCGTTGATACCGCTTCCTGCGAACGATAAGCCGCCAAATGACATATCACCGCTCAAACCATCGTAAACGTCGCTAGCGATGTCTGTGGCGGTTTTAACGACAGCGTCTCGCATGCTTTCCAGGCCGCCGCTCCAGCCTTGCATCATAAATTTACCCATCTGCGCCATCACGCGGCTCGGCGACTTGATGCCGAAGAAGTTCTTTACGGCATCGAGCGCGCCGCTACAGATTTCCTTGATTTTATTGACCACCGCGTCTTTCGCGCCCGCAACTCCCTTGACGATTCCATCGATCAGGTTCTTGCCGGCGCTGGTAAAGTTGCCGACGAAATTCACCACTGCGTTGTAGGCGTTTTGAACTGCGTTCTTAATCGAAGTGGCAATTTGGCCGACCGTGCCGACTACGTATCCGACTGCGGTCGCCACTGGGTTGATGATGTAGTTCTTGATGGCGTTCATCAAGCCGTTTACCACGGCCGCAATGCCGCCGAATACTGTGCTGATGACGGCGCTCATCACGTTGAGTATCGGCTGAATGAATGGCAATATAGCGTTCCAAACCGCCGTAATCACTCCCCAGATGGCGCTCATCACGCTGCTTATCACGCTAACGATAGCGTTGAACACTGTCGATATTACCGTCCAAATGACTTGCAGTATCGGCGCTATCACGGCAGCGATAGCGTTCCAAACTGTAGTGACAACCGACATTATAACGCTCATCGACGAGCTAATGACATTAACGATAACGTCCACGACAGTGGCGATGACGTTCATGACCATGCTGACGACTTCGCCCATGTGAGTAAAGATGTAAGCGACTGCCTCGCCAAACGGCACAAGCACGTTATTCCAAATGGCCATGATTGTGCCATAAAATACTACGCCGATAATTTGAACAACGGTACTTATTATCGTCCATACGACTTCGGCGATTCCGCTGAATATAATCCAAATTATTTGGCCAAGTCCAACAATAGCGGTTATTATCAAATCTATAATCTGGAATACAGGGGTCAAGATATTTAGTATCGTGCCGATGACCTTGCTTATCACGCCAACAATTTTGCCTATCACGCCAATGATGGTGCTTATCACGCCAACAACAATGCCGATTCCGTTCGCCACCACACCAACGATTACACCAATCACCGAGCCGATGACGCCTGCGGCAGTTCCAATCGCTCCTGCGATCGTGCCGACGATATTCACCACCACGCCAATCACTGAGCCGATGACGCTGGCTACGCTTCCAACGACAGAGCCGATCACTGCTCCGATCTGCCCTAGCACCGCTCCGATCTGGCTGACGATTCCGTTGACGAAGTTTCGGAATCCCTCGTTCGTGGCGTAAAGCCAGGCGACAAAGCCGACCACTGCAGTGATAACGATAGCTATCCACCCGATGATCGGTATCGAGCTTATCGCCGCTCCAAGTCCGGCCGCTCCGCTGCTCAGGCCTGAAAATACCACCTTGCCGACCGTTCCCATCACACCAAGCGCGCTGGTTATTCCCTTGACGGCAGTCTTTGCAGCCGCACCGACAAACGTCCAGGCCGTCGCTCCCTCTTTCGTGACTTTCGTGACATCTTTCCAGCCTTTGCTGATGTCGCTCACTGCCACCGCGGTCTTAAAGCCGAGAGCGGCCGCTTTGGCTGCAACGTACATGCCGATTAAAACTTTGAGCGCTGGGACTGCGTTCTGCAAGATGAACGTCACCACTTTGACGATTTCCTCGCGATGCTCTTTAATGAACTTCATGGTCTCGGTGACGCGGTTGCTCATTTGATCAAACAGCCCGCCGGCTTCAATCACCATGCCTTTTATCGGGTCAATCTTGATTCCCAGGATTTCCAAGCCGACGCTTCGTATCGTCCCGCTTAAACTTATCATGCGGTTTTGGAATGTGTCGGTCATCTGGGTGATGTCGAGGCTGGCCGCGTAGTTCTCCATCGCCTTGACGAACTCTTCAGCCTTAACTTTGCCGCCATTTATCTTCTCGCTGGCCTCCTGCATCGATATACCGAAGTGCCGAGCGAGGATTGTCGTCAGCGGGATATTGTTGTTGATCAGCTGGAGCGCGTCCTGGCCAAACAAAGCGCCGCGGCTGGTCACCTGGCCAAATACTAACGCTAGGGCTTGCAGGTCTGCGCCGTTGACGATAGACATGCGAGATAACGTGTCCATGTCCTTGACAACGGTTTGCGTGGTTCGGCCGTATCCTAGCAGCGTTTTGGCTGCTTTGGAAGCGTCTGGGAACGCGATCGGCTTGCCGAGCGTGTAGTTGTACAGCTGGCCGAATACTTTGTTCGCTTCGCCGACGCTGCCAGTCAAAACGCCAATCTGCCGCTGGGTCATCTGCAGGCTGCTGGCAAGGTCGACGAAATATTTGCCACCAAAAGCACCGCCGGCTGTGAATGCGGCGGCGGTCTTGATCAGCTTCATAATCCCCGAGGCCATGCCGTCCAGGGCGCTTGCCGCCTTGGAGGCAAATGATGAGGTCGAGCCAGCAGCGGACGACATGCTCGACTTCATCGAGCTGCTCAATTTCTCGACATCGCGCTGAATCTGGCTGAGCGTCTTACTCGCACGGTTCTGCGCTTCAATCACAAGTCTGAGCTGGCTGTCGTCCATTGCTACCCCTTAATATTTAGATTTTCGTCTCATCTCCGCCTCCTGGCGTTCGGCTTCGTAGCCCTCCTCATTTAGCTTTATCTCGATGGCTTGAATCAACCAGTGAGGTTGGCTTACGTAGTCTTGGAATGTCCAGCCCATGGTCTGGCATATGGTAGCAATTTGGATCTCCTGCGGTATTTTCGCGTGCTTAACGCCGGCTATTGCTTTGGCGTAGGCTGCGCTGATTTTTGCTCGCCTTTTGGGTTCATAACTTCTCCTGTGATCTCCTCGATCTTTTCCTGGATAAAGTCAAAATCCTCACGCGGCAGCTTCAGTAAGCTCTTGAGCTTAGCGTCATCATCGCCGGCGAAGTCGTCGCCGTCAACCGTGACCACCAAAAACTTTATAGCATTGTTCTTGATCTCGCTCATGGCGGTTGCCGGCAGCTTATCAAAGCGCATGGTTTCTTTGATCTCGTCCTCGCTCATCGATTCGCCCTGAACCGCTCCGTTGAGGTCAAAGTTCGCATAAGCCAAGAACACCGCCTCGTTCATCTGCGACAGCTCTGCTGTAGCGTATGGCAATAACTCGACATCGCAGCCAAGCACTGGTGTTGTAATTTTGATATTCTCTTTGCTAATTCGTGGCATCTCCTACTCCTTTGCTCGAATTAATATTTAGTAACCATGTTTATCAGCGTTGCGGTGATTGCTGCAGCGTCCTCGAGGCTGTAGTTTGCCTGGAACTTCGCGCTTCGCGTCTCGACTGCGTTGTTATCACGGCTTCGGCTGTCTTCGGTAATCGCTACGGTTGGGAAGTCAAACTGCAGCGTTGGGTGTTGGCCAGTGCCGATGTTTACCGCTTTGTTCTCGGCGATGAATTGAATGGCCTGCGGTTTGCCGCTCAGGCACACCTGCCGCACGTCCTCTTGTGCTGGGTAGTAGTCAAACGACCCAGTGACGTTCAGCTGCTGGTTCTGAATGTCGTCTGGTGTGTCAGTGCCGAATACATACTGCACGTCCAAGTTCTTTGAAATCTCAAGAGAGAATGACTTGATTTTTCGGACTGGCGAGCTGGCAAGCCCTGCGGCTGTGTCGGCCATCTTCACTGCCAGGTTTCGCGCCAAGAACTCATTGCCGCGAGTGTATGCTGGCGGCGTTGCAGGAGTCCACGGCTTTGAGCGGCGCGACTTGAAGTCGATGCTTCTCATCAGATAGTCGTCGATTGCTGCGGTAATCGTGAACGATTCAACCATTCCTAGCTCGTACGAATACTTCTGCTCAATCTCTTTGACGAAAATCGAGAGAGAGTCGTGGCTGTTGTTGTTTGCCATCTTGAATACGTGCTGCTTCGCGCCGGTCTTGTCGGTCGTAGTTGGAGCTTGGCCGAATACGGCTCGCAGCTCTGCGCCGATAATATGATCGAATACTTTGCCGTCGTAGCCACCCTCAGCGGTCACGTTGATAACGTCGCTGGCGTTGTGTTCTGAAATGTTGCCGTAGGCACTATCGTTGTGAACGTACGTCGGCTTGTCGTCAATGCTCAGCGTTTTGGTTGGCACTGCGAATGTCGGCGTGCCGAGCGTGCCTCGGGTAGTTTCGTTGCCGATAAATATGGTGGTCAGTCGGCCGATAACTTTAGCCATTGTTTACCTCCTTGGCGATTTTTTCTTTTGCCAATTTTACAGCCTCCTCTTGCGAGGTGGCTTGGACTGATATTTCGTGACCCTCAAAATCAGGGAAGTAGTACGCTTCCTTGACACCAGAATCCGCCGGCTCAGGTGCAACTTCCGGCGCTGGTTTGGTTGGTTTGTTATTTAGTTCTGCCATCGAGTTCTCCTCTGCTTTTAATTGTAGCACGGCAGAAGCTTTTTGGCAGCTAGTACTTCTCCTCGATTTTCGGAGCGTAAATGTAGGCGGTCGTGTGGATTGCCGCTTCAACGCTGAAAATGCCAGGCCCGCGCCGCTCCACGCCAATGCCGAAATCGACGCTTAGCGGCTGGTCTTCAATGCCGAGCATGACGCTCACCGATTCGCCGTCTGGCGTGGTTGCGTATGCCAGCTGAACCCTCTCGCGGAGCAGCCGTATAATGCTGTCGTCTGTGTAAATAAAATCATCATCTTTGCCAGAGACAATCTCGTATAGCTCTGTCGTGCCGGCCTCAACATCAAAGTCGCGGCCTTGGTTAGCATTGATGTCAGTGATGACGCTGATGGTGATTGCCATCTTGGTCACGTCGTCGCCGGTCGAATCTGTTTCAAGCGTCATGCCATCGATGGCCACGCTCACTGCCGGCAGCATGCTCTTGCTGATCAGCAGCGTGTCACCGTAGTACCACGTGCGAATGTCTGGGTGTGCTTTCGGCTTTAAATAGTTGATGATGGCCGCGATCACTGGGTCACGGTACTGAGCTCGGTTTAGTGGCATTATCCCCTCCTCGATTCTCGCACTTCGTCAACCAGCCACTCGTGAAAGAACTTCATGATTCGCCGTTTGTCTTGCGCGATTATTTTTAACATAACACGTCGCGGCAGCTTCCTGCGCGGTCGGTTGCTTTGATGGTATTTGAAATATGGCGTTGGATTCCAAATCTCCATGCGGCTCACCTTGACGCTGGAGCGGAAGTCCCCGCGCATTCTCCCGGTTCGCTGTAAAAGCGGCCAGGAGTATATTTGCGTCCTCGGCTGCCAACCGCCCATCAACGCGCCAGATACACCGAAGTTCGCGTCGGTGGTCTTTAACAGCTGCTTGCGGGATTTATCGAGCGGCTTGTGAAAATTCTGGAGGTTGGTTTCTAGTCCCATAAATTGTCGGGATATCTGCGTGTCACCCTCGACGTGGCCGGAGATATAAATCGCCATGACTACCGCCTCTTATTGAAGAACTCGACTTCGGGGCTTAGCGGCGCTCGGTTTCCCTTGATTCGGCCGACCAGGTCGCCATCGCTGACAAACGCTCCCGAGGTGGCTGCCGCAATGTTTGGGTCGGTCGGGTCTAGGTTGGCCGCGTCCTCGACCCACTCATAGATCATCTGCTTGGCGGTTTTTAGTTTCATGTAGCCGTCTTTGCTCGAACCATCAACATCGACGTTCGTTCCCCAGTCGCTGATTTGCAACAGAGCAGCCGCGTACAGCCGTACTGCGTCTTCCCATACATCTGGGAAATTCGCCATATCCAGCGCCGCCCAGTTATAAACTCGGGAAACTTTCCGCTTCAGCCAGTCCTCGGCCGATTGTCTTCGCCGCTCAATCTCCGCCTGCTCGATGGCAGAGAATTCGTAGGCCAGTATCACTCTGGAGTTTGGCTTCGGCGCTTTGACCAGGACGACAGCACCGGTGGCAGCGTCCACCGATTCAACTGCTACCGCGTCGTCGTCAACGTAGGCGGTTACATCTGCCTTGGTGACCTCATCGTCGCCATCGCGGTCAACGATCGGTGCTTGCGATGCATAGAACACTCGGTTCGCGCCATCAACTTCACCGATGACGTGCTTGTCGGTGGTCTGCCGCAACAATCCAGCTTCTCGCCGGATATCGTGCAGGGAGGTGAAGTTCTTGGCGCTCATGAAAGTTCTACGCCTCCGGTGCTGCTTCGGCAGCTTCCTTTTGCGCCTTGAGAGCCGCAACGATAGCGTCAGCCATCACCTGCTTGGTGACAGCAGTTTCGTTTTCGTAGTCCAGCTCGATTCCAAGTTCTTTAGCTTGCGCCACGACGACTTCGCGTGGTTGCTTTTTAATGCTTGATGGAGTTGGTATATCAGCAGCCTCAGTCTCTTCGACTTCTGCTTCGCCCTCGTCTGAAGCGGTTTCAACCTCGCCCTCGACAACTTCTGGCTCAGTAGTCGTCTCGGTAGCTTCCGTCGCTTCTGAAGCGGTTTCGTCAAGGACAGTGACCTCGATGAACGCGTCGTCGAGCAAAGCTTCCAATTGCTCGTCGTCAACGTCAAACTCTTGTGGTTTGCCTGGCTGGATAACCAAGCCGGCGCGCCGCCGAGACAAGCCGTTGGTGATTATCTCGTTGGATAGCCGTAGTGATACTTTTGGCATTTCGATCCCTTTCTTATGAAGTTAGTTCATACTTAAATTGTAACACAAAAATCGCCCCCAGCGGAGGCGATTTCTCTGCGTGTCGGCGGTTAGCCTTTACACTTGATAGCGCGGTGCCATAAGCCGTAGCCGAATGCGCCTCGCCAGTAAGTACCGAAGTAGTACTTCTTATTCCACCAGCCCTTTTCACTGTTCTCTCCGAGGAAGCTCAATGGTTCGTATTCGCGTTCCTGGATAACGAATGGCTTGATTTCGCCGGCGACGTTGATCAAGTACCAGTCTTTTTCAGCTGTCAATTCGCTGGAGACTTTGACCTTGGCTGCGTTGTAGTTCGGGTTCTTCACCGGAACGCCACCAACGACGATGTTCTCTGGCTCAACAATCGCCTTTGCGGCAGCTTCTAGCTGCACAGGAACGACCAAACGCAAGTCGAGTTTCTTGTTGACAGCCTTGCCCTTGTCGCCCTTGAAGCTCAACATTGCCAAGCGAACCTTGGCGAAGTTCTCGGCTGTCAGCGGCGTGCTGGTAAAGTAGTTTGACTGAACAGCAGAGGTCTCTTCGTTGATCGGGTGGTCGGTATCGAAGAAGTTCTGGCCGTCGTAGCATGGTGCGTTCTCACCGTTTGGCATCAGTTCACCATAGATTTGTTCATCTGGGAACTCTTTGACTAACTGGCCAATTGAGCGCGCAGTCGTCAGATATTTGCCGGTCTTGTCGTCCTTGATATCTGAATGCTTGACCTCGACTGAATCTTCGAACTCGCGGTTCGGCAGCGCGTATTTGTAGGCCTTGAGTTTCTGCGGCACGCGCTCGCCTAACATTTCGCGCAAACCGTGCATCTGACCAAGCCAGCCGTAGTCTTCAGAAGCGCCCTTTGAAGTAACTTTCATGGCGAGCTCTTCAGAGGTCGATTCGGTCGCTTCGTAAGCCTCGAAGAAGTTGGTCAGGATTGATTGTTCTAATACTGGTTCCATATCTTTTTCAATCCTTTATTAAACCGTTTTTAGTGCGATGCGGATTTTGCTTGAGCTCAACACCTCGACGATGCGGCCGCACTCTTTGCCGGCATCAGCTGGCAAAGTTACCTTATCCACGGTTTGGTTATCTTTAACTTTTACATAAGCAGCGATGTCGCTCTGCTTTGCAGAGAACGCTGCGTTAACGGTGATCACACCATATGTCCAGAACTGGACGTGGTCGGCAGTTTTGCCAAGCCCTGCGCCTGCTGGACTTGCCGCAACGCCGACAACTTTATCAGCTGTAGATTCAGCTGCGTTGGTTGCCAAGCCCTGCGCGTTCACGCCGACTAGCGCGCCCTCTGGAATGCTCACGCCTGGCGCAAGCTTCAGATGGCCGATGTTGTTCTCTTGACGAGCAACATCTTTGAATGAAGTGATTGCAGTCATTTCAAATCCTTTTATTCGTTACTTTTTACTCGAGCCATCGCCTCGGCATATGCTGGCGACTTCGCTGCCAATTCATCGATCTGCTTCGTAGTGATGCCGTTGGCTTTTAATCCTTCGACTTCCTCTTGTGACAGATTCTTGCTTATCGCTGCGTCGTCTTTGTCAGCGGCTTCGCCGTTCGTCGAGCCCGTCTGATTAAATTGTACACGCTTACCGCCTGCTTTTACAAGCTCCTCTAGCAATTCTGTTGTAGATAATTCAACTTTTTTGCCATCGCGGCTAAACTCGACGCGGCCGCCGGCTTTGCTCAGGTTCTGGTGCAGCTGCATGAACGCGTCTTTTTGGGCTGGGACAATCATGCCAGCGGACAGCATTGTCTGATAAGCAGTCTCGGCTTTGGCTTGGTTTCGTTCGGCGCGTAGCCGTGATAGCTCCTCGCGCTCGCTCCGGCTCAGGTTCTCTTTGTCGTCGCCCTCGCCTTTCTTGTCGGTCTCGTCAGCTTCGCCATCACCCTCATCACCTTTGTCGTCGCCCTCAGCTTCGTCTTTATCGGCTTCGTCCTGCTCGCCATCGCGAGACAGGTTCTCTTTGTCGTCGCCCTCGCCCTCTTTTTCGTTCGGGTCTTTTGCGTCGGCAATTTGCTTTTTCACAGCCTCTTCCTGGTCGGCTGGGGCTTCTACGGTTTCGCCAGCTTTGACGGTTTTGCTGACATCTTCGCCGTCATCATTTTTAACGGTGATGACCACATCAAAGTCGCGGTCATTGGTTACTTCGACAACCTCTGGCTGTTCGCCCTCGGTGTCTTTGCTGAAATGTTTGCGCATTTTTGCAAGCTCCTCTACTTTATTTTTACTAAACATCACGACCGCATTCGTCCGGCGATTGAAGTTATCGAGGTAGGCTTCGGCTTTTTCTACCTCGTCTCGCTTCAATTGCTCAGGTGCTTCTTCAAATGCGTTCATGCCAGTGATAAATGGGTCATTGACCAGAGCGACATGCTCCAGCACGATACCGCGGTCGTCGCCGGTTCGGGTGTCGATGTAGTGCCAGTTGAAGCACATCGATACGTCGAACACCAAGTCCTGCTCCAGTCGGTATAAAGCCTCGTAGTCGCGGATTTCTAGCGTGGCGTACACGCCGTCGTCTGGAACAATCTCCAGGGCCACCACCTCGCCGGCGTTGTCTTTCGTGCCGCTCCAGTGATCAAACGGAATACTCACCCGTGGCAGCGTCGGGATCTTGCCGCTTTGCTTGGCCTCAAAGTTAGCCAACATCTCCTCGGCCCATGCCTCGTCCAGCAGTTCGCACTCTTCGCCATCAAACGGAGAATACAGCTGGCCGAACGCCGCTATTTGTTTGCGGAAGCGGCGGCCTTTCCAGTCGCCCTCCTCACCTTTGTCTTTGGCGGACAATGTGCTGCTGGAGAGCATCACTACCGTTCGCGTGTTGTTGTGTTGATTAATCTTGGTCATGACATTTATTCCTCTGTTTTAACAATAGCATATTTTAATCACTTTTAGGTAGATGGTTGCAGCAGCTGGCTTCCTGCTAATCCGCCAGCGACGGTCGGCATTCCGGTTATCTCTGGCTTCTCTTCCTCCTCGGCAAGTACCGCTATCCAGATACAGCGGCATCTGAAATGTATCGGTGTTTGCCACGGCGTGGTGGCGTATTCCTCTGGTGTTGCTACTTTTTCGTCCAGCTCGCGGCAGGTCTGGCAGGTTTTCTTGTCCAGGATCGCCGAGTAGACGTATCGGTCGATGTCCTCGTCGTATTTCTTGAACGTCTTGGTTCGGCCGGTGTTTATCGATTCGGCCACTGCCACGGTATTGCCTGGCTTGGTGTGAGCGGCCAGATATGCCAGCAGCGCTATCGCCAGATCGTCCAGTACGTCGTCAATAGCTCCCTCGCTGAAATGCCGGCGCGCCATCTCGCTCGAATCCTGGCCGCCAACCAGCGCGGCTATCTCAGCCTCGACGTCACCGAACTGTAGGTCGACAAATTCTTGCGCTCGGTCGGCGATTCGTTGCTTGTCGGTCTTGTCTGTCGCCGGTGCTAGTTTGCCGAGTTCATTCGCCGCTGCGGTTTTGCCATAGTTGAAGCCGTCCGTCATTGCTGCTTGAAGCGTTTTGAAGTAGCGTTGTCGCAATTCTTGGCTGACTTTGTAGCTCAGCTCCTTGCCTTGCTTTTCAAGCGCTTTGAGTGCCTCGGTGGCTTCGTCTTTGACTGCCTCGAATATCGATTCAGTCTCCGTGTCGAGCGTGTCCTCGAGCGTATCCATTTTCTTGTCGAGGGCGGACAGGTTTACGTTTTTCTCAGCGTCGTTCAGTTCGCGCCGCCATGTCGGTTCGGCGCTGCTCGATAAAAAACGGGAGGATTCCTCTGACCGTGACTTCTGCTCGAGCTTGGCTTCCGCTTGCGCCTTTTCAATCTCGCCTAGGTCAATGCCCATCTGCAGAGCCATGCGCTCCACAATCGATTGCACTAGCTCGTCGGACAGAGCTTCTGGCCGCTGCGATAGGATTTGGTTGAATGCGTCGGAAAGCATGCCGACGGTGCTGTCGGCTAGCTTAGCAAACTTAAACCGTGGATAGCTCGGCTTGGCAAAGTTCAGCTCCGTCAGATCCGGTATCAGATAAGCGTTGATGTGGTACTCGACGTTCTTCATAATCCCCTCAAGCACTAGGTTCAGCAGGTCGGTCTGGTCTTTGCTCAATGCCCAGCTCCCGCCCGAGTTGTCGCCGAGCATGATTGCTTGGGCCAGCACGCTTCTGGTCATCTCTCGGTTGTGGTGGTCGATGAGCGGCATGATATCCATTCGCTGGCTCGACTTTGAATCCACCATCTGATAACCAAACGGCATAACCACGGCGCTGTTCATCTCGACTGTGTCCGACAGCCTCTCGGCGACGTCGCTCATCTGCTCAGAGGTTGCTCGCTCGGCGGCGATTGCAACGCGTGGCGGTATCGATCCGGATTGTGCCTGCAGGCGGCCGAAGTAGTACAGCTTGTGCTTCTCCTCGCAGTGGTAAGCGGCCGCCGTGAACAGACTCTCGCCTTTGAGCCAGTTGCGTTCCTTGCTGTTAGTGAACAGGAATGACTTCTCGACTGGTATATGGACTGGTTCTTCGCCTGGATTTATCCGCTGGTCAGCTCCGTCGAACCCGCCCTTGTCGTCAGTCCTGATGGTGATCGTGTTTGCGTCGTAGCCGGCAATCTTGCGGTAGACGATTTTGCCGTCGGCGTTTAGTGTGTATACCTTTTCAAAGTAGCGATAACCCTCGCTCAATGCCCGCAACATCTCAGCCAGCACTAAGTGGAATGGCGTTGACATGCCGCCTCGCTCTGGCGGCAACTCGAAAGAATTTCTTACCAGTTCGGCCTGCTCGCCGGTCGGGTCGAATTCTTCGTCGGCCTCAATCGCCCACTCGCTCGCCAAAATCGGTAGCGTCAGCAGGTTGTTGATCGCTAGGAACGTACCGTCAATGCTGCGCAGCTTCTCAAAGTCAGCTGCCTTGAGCTTGCGGTTGTCGACCGCGTACTTCTCGTACAGCTTCTGCATCTTGGTCACTGCCGAGCCAGTCTGCTGGTCGAGCTTCGGCGGTGTCCGCTTGTCTTTTTTGTCTTTGGCAAATGTTAGGCTGATATTCATTGAGCGCGCTTCCTACTTTGTTATAGCTTTATAAAATCATTGTACACCATAGCCGTTATTTTTGTCGCCTCCTCGCCACGGCGATTCGCTGGACTTCGGCTTGTCGCACAAAGTTGGCGAACGCGTACATCAAGCTGTCGGCGCGGTCTGGCGAGCGGTGCAGGCGTTTCTTCAGCTGCTCTTTGGTTTCCACGGCGATACCTTGCCGCGTAATGTCGTAGCGGATCGCTGAAAGCTCGGCGGCCAATTCGGTAAATTCTGGCGGTATGTAAATCTTGCCGCTCTTGAATCGCTCGGCAAGATTCCACCACAGCTGTGAACGCAGATTGACGAATGTTAGCCCGGTATCGTCTTTGCGTGCCGATGAGTTATTGAGTATGCCGACCACACCGTCGATCTTGTCGTGGGTTAGCTTGTCGACCACGCCGCCACCGAGGCCGTCCTCGTCAATGCCGATGAACTCTGGCGCTGGATAAATCATCTTGACGCGGCCTGCTGTCTGCTCGGTGTCCTCTTTGGAGTATGCGTGCTGGTTGGTGACGATACTGCCTCTTCGCCTGGTGATGACAGTCTTGTCGTCGCCGAATCGTGCCACGTCCACGCCGACGCTCAGCGGCTCGTCTTTGCTCTGTGCGGCCTGCAGCTCAGCCAGCCGCTCCGGTGTCATTGCCGCCTCGATGAACTCTAGCGGTATGAGTGTGTTGACTTCAGCGGTTGGGAATTGCCCAAGCACGCGGCTCTGAAACATCGGCGTGTCCACTCCCCAGCGTGTTATCTTGTCAGCGGCCCATTGCGGTGTGATCAGATATGGCGCGACAATCTCCAGCGCCTCCTCGTCCAGGTTTTTCAAGTCCTCGATGGTCTCGATTCCGTTGTTCGTGAAGTTCGGCGTATCGAAGCAGCTGATTCGTATCTTGCAGCTTTTCGGATCGATGTGGTGGCTGTTGTAAAAGGTGCCGCTCAGCTTGGTGGGGTTTCCGATGAACAAAGCGTGCGCACCGAGTGATGTCATGATGGCTTCTACGGCGACGAACGTCTCCTCGGACACACCAGCGGCCTCATCGACAATCACCAAAATGTTACCGCTGGCCGGGTGGAATCCCTGGATCTTGTCGGTGTCGTCGGAGCTAACCCCAATCGCGAACCATTCGTCTGAATATTCCAGCATGGTTTTCAGCAGGCGGCCGCTCCTCGCCATTGCTGATTTCTTGTGGACGGCACGGATCTGTCGCCAGAGCAACTCCTCGACCTGTCGGAATGTCGGCGCGGTGGTCACCACGTAGCTGTTCTTGTAGGTGTTCAGGAACTGGTGAGCGGCGCGGGCGGCGAGGTGTGTCTTGCCAATGCCATGGCAGCTGGCGACGGTTACGATACGGTTTTTGGCAATCGCTCGCAGCACGTCCTGCTGCTTCTCCCACAAAGTGTCGCCGATGACGTTTTCTACGTAAAAGTTCGGATCTCGTCGGCTGGCTTCCATGACGGCGGCGATGGCACGCGCTTCATCAAGATTCGCCGGCCTTTTCATCTGCTTCCTTGAGCAACTGCTCAGCTCGCTCAGCGGCTTCTACTAGGTTTAGAGTGTCGCGTTCCTGGTCGTCGGTCGGCTCGGTAGTCTTGTTAATGACGGTAGGCAAGCCAAGCGTTTTTCGTTCGCCGTCGATGGCGGCTTGGAGGGCGTAAATCGATTTAGTCACGTCGCCGGTCTTTTTTTGGCTGTCGGCTCGCTTCAGGGAATTCATGGCTGCTATCTGTGCGTTTCTCCACATGCCCAAGTGAGCAGTGTTTCGCTCCGATATCATTTTGGCGTGTTCGTCCATAGTCTTCTCGAGCGCTCTGTCCATACACACCTTGCGCTTCTCCGTCCATTCATGTTTCGCTGCGTAAATTGAAACTGTCCTGTTACTTATCCCATATTTTTTGGCTATGCCAAGTATGGTCATCTTTGAGTTGGTTACGTATTCATGCTCGGCTTGAACCACGTCCCATTTATACGTAGGCACTGCTGTCTTTTTACGTTTTGTTTTCGTCGTACTGCTTGTCTTAGTCATTGATAGTTCCTCCTAGCCTTTTCTGTCTTAATAATACCAAATTTGTTTAATCAATGCTCTACTACCTCTTACGTGTGGCTACGTGGCTTCTGGTGCAATTGTTTGCTTTTACTACTTGTGAGTTTTCCACAGGCTACTCGTACTTTATGTGTATTTTATCCGTTTTTATTTGGAATAATGGTTGACTTTATCGCTCGTGTTTGCTAATATAAGAGTACAATCAATTAAACGAAAGGACTACCAAAATGACAACCTTGCAAAGCTACGACACACCACAGCTGCTACATATTCTCAATTCCAGGAGCGGCGGCATGGAGCTGGTCGGTACTGAATTCAAAAACATCGACGAGCTGGTTGACGCTACTCATAAAGAGCTTGACCGTCGCTTTGCTGAGCGTGGCGAGTTCGTCCGTCTGTCAAACAAGCAGAAGACGATGTGCGGCCCTGCCTACATCTGCGGCAAGATTATCGACGGCATCACCATCAGCACTTACTACGAGCATGATGCAGCCAAAGCTAAGAGCTACCGCCGCTTAAAGTAGCACCTGGCAAGATAGTAGCCGGCAGGGATTATCCGCCGGCTTTTGCTTTTGCTCGCTACTTCCGATTTCGCAGTAGCACCGTCTCCCTCAGCGTTTTGGTTATTTCGTTGAGCAATTGCAGCCACAGCTTAGCGTCGCGCGCCTTGATTGCTCTTTGCAGCTCGAAGTACGGGTCGCTTGGATCGAGCGTCGAGTTTAGCCAATCCTCGAACATGTCTCCATTGAAGTATCCGTCTTTGGTCGACCACGGGAATACTGGCTTGGCGTTCTCCGGCTTCTCCGGCTCGGCCTGCTTGGCTTTCTTGCGGCGAGCCTTGGGTCTTGACTTGTCGTAGTCGCCGCGATCAGCTCTATGAAACACACATAGTTTGTCGTCAAGTCTCATGCAGAGCCTGCCGCATTTTTCGCATGATGGCCACATGGTTAGATCTCCGTTCTTTCGGCCATCTCAATGGCCAGCTTTAATACCGCGTCCAACGCAGTTTCTGCAATGCCATCGATGTCGCCTATCGGATAGCCTGCGTCGTTGTCGTAAGATGCCACCCAACCATATCTGAACGATCCTTGCCGAGTGGAGAGCGTCAGCATGCCGTAGTCGAAGCCATCAAGAATGCGGTTCGGCAGCTTCTCCAACAAATAGTCGGCTGTAAACCTCGGCGCTTGATCAACCCGATAGACAAATTTAGGGTCTTTGACAACTTCTGGATTATCACCCTCGCGCCGGATAAATAGTCTATCCTCTGGTATCCAATCCGGCTTCAGCTCGTGCAGCTTTTTGCAAAGGTCGAATGTGTGTAGCGTGACCATCTTTGTTAGTCCTCCTCTCCCCCGTTATAAGCTTTATCGAGTTTGTCGATCATCTCCGGTATCCGCTCTTTTGCGTCAGCGTATTCCTGATCGTAAACACAGTATTTTGATATGTCTTTGATGATTTTTGCAGCCGCTGCCATGTGTTTTAGGTTATCGGGGTCAAGATCCCAGTTCTGAAATCCGCCCACGATACACTCCAGCTCAAGCGATAGGTCAATCATTAGGTTGTGTATACCCAGGCTGGTCTGCGGCAGCTGCACTGTTTTGTTTTCTGATTCCATTTTCAATCTCCTTATTTGTATGGGGCGCGGCGCTTGTCGCCGCCACCCCTGTAGTTTTATTATCGTCCATTCGCTTCTAGAGCTTTGCGAACCTGGACGCCGTCCATGCCGGCCGCCATCATAACGGCCCGGGTGTGGTCGCGTTCTAGCTTCTCTCGCTCTTTTTCAGTCAGCTCTCGGTCGTCGCTCGCCGTCATCTCTTCTCTCAAAAAGTCAGGCATGTGCAACTGCTGCTTGATGACGAATGCTGCGCTGAGGCTGTTTAATATTTGGCGGCGTTCTTTGCGAAATGCCAGCAGATAAATGTTAGCCGCATGCTCGGTCTCGATGAATGTCGCCTTGCTGCACTCGAATGCAAAGCCGGCCGGTCTGCTACCGTAGTACAATACATTGAGCGTTTTATGGTCTTCGTCCATTCCAAAGTTCATGATGACGCGAGCGATGACGCTCACTTCATCTTTGGTCAGCCGGCCAAGTATGAGCTTGCGTTCGGTGATCTCGTCGTTCGTGCCGGCCAGCACCTGATCAAAGTCCAGGTGTTTCTTCTCGCAGATCTGGCGTAGGATTATTCGGGCATTTTCTTTTTCCCCGCCAACGCCCGAGCGGGCGAGCGCAACTATTCGCAGGCTGCGCTCGTCAAGCTTCGGTACTTCATCTATCATCACCGTCGTCCTCGCAATCGTCACTGTCATCTTTTCCTTTATCAATTCCCCACCAACCGACACGTAACCCTGATATCGAGCCTTGGCGAAAGCCCAATGTGCCGTTATCGTTTTCATTGTCAATCTCTGGAAGTGGCGCTTCCGGGTCATCAATCACGCCTAAGCACAGCAGATATTCTCTGCGATATTTTCGGCCGGCTCGGATTGCAGGGCCTGGCTCGCCGTAGTAGGCGATTGCTCCTGGGTTCACTGGGCCAGCCAGCGCCGGTACAAGTCTGTGGCTCTTCAGGTTGTACACCAGATACCATTTTGGCTGGGAGAGTTGATCCCACTTCGGCTTGAAACCGGTCTGGAGAGCGGCCCGCTGGATTCTGACTTTGGCGCGCCGAGCCATGCGGGCGCGGTACGCCTCCTTGCAGGTTTTGAAAATTAAACCTAAATTTCGAAGTTCGTTGTCGGATTCGTCGTCTAGCCAAACCTTTTTAGCCGGTGCTAGTCGGCCGTTTAAATACCAACAGTAATCACCCTTGGCTGGCTTGAATGAGATGTCGCCCGGCGTCAGCTCTACTAGATGAAACCAATAATTGAAATTTACGACTTCGCCTGTGTCGAAAAAGTATTCTCTTTCGTTATTCTCGCCGCTTTTATTAATCTTGAACATGCCGACACAGCCCTCCTCAACCTCGAATATGTCGCCGGCCTTGGCATTCGGCAGGTCGTGCTTCAATCTGTATTGTGTCATTTTGCCTCCCTGATTTTGTGTTCTGAATTTATTATTGAGGCGAGCGTTGGCGCGTACTCTGCGTCGAGCTTCTCCCACGCTGGCCGCGGCGAGCCCCAGCGGCCAAAGTGGCCAAACATCGCCAAGCTTTCACAGCTTGGATTGCTGCGGCCGCCCAGATCTAAGTGCTTGATCATTCCCGCTGGCGATAGGTCGTAACCGTAGATAACGTCGATGTCTTCGCGCAGCAAGTCTCGCACCTCGAAGCTTCCGTCTTCGCGGTAAAGCGTCGCGGTGACTTCCACTGGCTGTGGATAGCCGATGGCGTAGGCTAGGCGCGTCATGACAGCCACTGGCCTAAAGTCGACGATAGCAGCGTCCTGCGTGATATCGTTTCGGTAATACATCAGGCAGCGAATCGCCAGGTGCCGCGCCATGTATGCACCGCTCCGGTCGACTTTGGTGAAGTCTTTGCCACTGAAAGCTCCGCCGCCGATCGGCACTCGTGGCCCGTAATTATCGATGGCCAGCTTGCGGCCGGTCAGGCCGGTGTCGGCATCGAAGCCGCCGATGTTCCAATCGCCGGCCGGGTTAATCAGCACCGACAGAGTGTCTGCTGCAGCAACGTCATAATCAAGCAGTATTGTCGACAGCCACTTCTCGATGATGTTTTTGATCTCGTCTCGGCTCATGCCGCACCAGCTAGCCACAATCGTCTCAAGGTCGCCGTTGTGATCAAGCGTCACCTGCGTCTTGCCGTCTTGCAGTTGGCTGCGGCCAGCTCTCAAATGACTGCTTAAGCTTCGCGCCAAGCAGACCTCGAGCGGCATCAGCTCTTTGGTCTCGGCGGTTGCGTAGCCAACCATCACGCCTTGATCGCCAGCGCCGTTATTGTCGACGCCGTTTGCAATCTCGGGGCTTTGCTCGACGATATTCACGATGATTTTGGTTTTTTCGTTCGCGATTGTTCTGCGAGCGATATCCTCGTAGTCGACTTCGGCTTTGGTGGTCACCTCGCCGGCGATCACCAGCAGGTCGTGGCCACCTAACGTCTCGACCGCTACTCGTGATTTTGGGTCTTGGCGCAGGCAAGCGTCGAGAATCGCGTCGCTTATCCGGTCGCATATCTTGTCCGGGTGGCCCGGAGCCACCCATTCTGCCGTCACTCTCATGTTAGCCTCGCACCTTTGCCAGCAAGACAAATCCGTTACGCTTGACTTCCTTGACCTGATATCCAGCTGGTACTGCCGGCTCGGCCTTGTGCTTCAGTCCCTTTTTCGTCGAGAAGAAGTAAATCGTGTGCTTCTGCTTATTTCGCAGCGTGGTGACGTGGCTGTACAGATAGTACGTCATGCCTCGGCTGCTTTTGTATTCAAATGGTTTTGCTTCCATCTTCAGTCTCCATTGTGGTTATGTTACTTTACCTCTGGTGTCGCCGCTTCCCAATCGTCCTCGCGACCAATAAAGCGAGCGTAGCGCTTGCGCACCACATCGACATATCGCTCGTCGAGTTCCATCGTTCGACAAATTCTACCAGTCTGTTCGCAAGCGATAAGAGTTGAATCCCCCCCCCGCGAATAAATCGAGCACCGTCTCGCCGGCTCGGCTCGAGTTCAGAATCGCTTTGGCAGGCAGCTTTACCGGCTTGCTGGTCGGGTGTTCATACCCCATGACGTTTTCGCGGCCAATCTTCCAGACGGAGGTGTCGTCCTCCTATTCCTCGGTCAGCAGCGACTTCGCCCAATTTAGCAGCTCCGCGTCGCTTGGCTTAAATTCCCAGTGAGTGTACTGCTTGCGGTCGCCATAAAACTGGACCGATTTGCCGTCGGGGACAGCGTAGAGGATCGGCTCGTGCTTCCAGCGGTAATTACCCCACCCCATACTTGCGACCGGCTTCACCCAGATAATCTGGCAGCGCACGCCGTAGTCGTTTTCGTTCAGGGCATTTTCAAATTCGCGGTGCGTTCGGCTGGCGTAGCAAACGTACGCCGGCGCTGTCGGCTTTGAGGCGAACTTCATCGTGGAGAACACCGCTTCCAGAAACTCCTGGAATTTCGCGTCGTCCATGTGGTCATTTTTAATCGTGTTGCTGGTGTTCTTGCCCCGTCCAGCGTAGTTCACGTTGTACGGGGGATCGGTGAATACCATCACCGCTTTTTCGCCAGCCATCAGCTTCTCGACATCAGCCTCGCTGGTCGAGTCGCCGCACATAATTCGGTGCTGGCCCAGCTGATAAACCGCTCCGCGCTTTGACTGGTAGGTCTCCTCGATCTCGGGGACTTCGTCCTCGAACACTTCCGGGTCTTCCGGAATATCGCCGATTATTTCAGCGATAGTCTTGACCGACTGGTCTTCCGGGATTGTCAGCTCGCCCAGCGTTTCAATGTCGATGTCGAGTTCTTGCGCCAAGTCAGCTAGCTTGTCTTCCTCGTAGTAGCCGTACGCCATGTTGTCGCGCATCGCCCACTCGAACGCTAGCTTCGGGTCGTCTGTGTCGAGGATCGACACCCACACGTCCGTCACCGCCAGTTTCGCAAAGGCTCGCATTCGCATGTTTCCGCCGACAACGATTCCGCTGCGAGTTACCATGACCGGCTTGATTTGGCCGTCTGGCGTGATGGCTCGAGCTTTTTCGATGTCGCGGATTAGCTGATTGAGCTTCGCCGGCTTGATGTCTCGCGGGTTTTTATCCCACGGGGTCAGGTCAGCGAACTTCGCGTAGGTGCGGCCGTCTTTGAGCCGAGTTTTAATCATCGGCTTTGCCTGTGGTTACTTTTTTTGATCGGCGACGACTGATCCGCCCCCCCCTAGCACCGGCGATTCGCGCTAGCTGCGGGTTGGCCGCAAAGCCTCCCGTATTACCGTTTCTACCGCCGATTCGTCCGATATCGCGGTAAAAGTTCGGATTATTTTGTAGGTTTTTAGCCGCAGCCTTTTTGCCGCCGGCTACAGTTCCAGCCATATGGTAGCTCCTTTCGTTTAGTTATTGTGCTTATCATTATACCGCTTGTTACCCCATATTTCAAGCCCTCGACTTGGGATTCTTGAAAATAAACAGCCGGCTTGGATTTTTGTTTTGTCGGCTGCCATCTCTGTTCCATGGTTGAGTTTTCCACAAGTTATCCACAGGTTTTCCACAGGCTTGATTTGACGTGGGGGGGGTGGTGAGTTATCATTGTGGCATGTCGCCGAGCATTGTAGGCTCGCAAATCTCTAACGGGGGCGACGGTAAGGATATTAAAAAGCAAAAACCCAGAGCTGCTACTCTGGTTGTGTTCTTGCTGTCTGAAAGACGGTAAGGATATTACTCTTTAATTGTAGCATGCCAGGGGTAGAAAGGCAATACTTTTTATGGGTACTGTACAGAAAACAGTCACGGAAAAAGAAACAGCTACAGATCTTAAATCAAGACTTGACAAATATAAAAAAAGGAATAGAATACAGTACACTGTAGACGATTCTGGTAGGCGAATCTTCGCTTCGCCAGTCGAGGCCCGCATGTTTGCTGATACGCTAGATGAGCGGGTCACCGACCCGAAGTTCTTGCCGTTTTATTGCAATGCGATACGACGGCTAGGCCGCGATAAGGTCGCCTGCGCTCAGTCGATGGCCTTAGCTCCGGGCGTGAAAAAACCAGAACGCATGTTCTCGTGGCTGCTTAAAAATGAATTAGAGGCGGTCAAGTGAGCCGTGCCGACGCTGACGCTCGCGCTCACGAGATGGAAAGCCGCGGCGTTGATATGTCGTGGTACTGGCGCGCTCGGGCCAAACGGCAAGATGAAGAGCCGGAGGAGCTGAATCCTGATGATGGCGCTTCCGGTGGCCGGTGCGGCTACATCACCATGTACTTCATCGAATATCACCAGGAATCAACGATTGATTGCTACGCTCACATTTTCACGGTCAAAACTGCTAACGGCGAAAAGCACCGGCTGGCCCAGCGCCGCCGCACGAACAAGACAGGCGATCCTGTCTACTGGTGTTCAGCTTGCGGCCGAGTTTTCAAAACCTGGGACGACATTCACGATCACCTCGAGTTTTCCACAACCCCATAAAATCTCGAATAATCTTTGCTGAAAGTGTTGACTT